ACATACTTGTCGACAGCATAACCTTCTTGTTTGATGTCATACACACGCGCAGCTAGTCGCATCGTGCCAATCATATTGAGCGCATCGATAGCCGAAAGGTGTGTGCCTTGATCAAGGATCGTCTTGAGCATCTTGTTCTGTGATTCCATAGCTGTTCTCCATTAGCTGTTGAAATTGTTCGCCAGTCATTATGACTAAAGTTTGCGGAGTTCCCCTCCGTCTTTTGTAGAATGCAATGTCTCGGTTCTCGAGAACACTGAAGGGACTAGGGAAGTTAGACTTGTCCCGATACTTTACTTCTCCCACCAATTTTCGCCCGTTGAGGTAGAGGTGGATGTCCCCTGAATACTCTCCTCCCAAACTCCCGCTGAGGGGGACGCGCTTCGCTTCGATCTTCGCTTTGATCTGGTTGAGCCAGTCGACAAACCACTTTTCGTGGTAAGTTCCTTTGCTTTTGTTACGGTTTGCCATCGATCCTCCTCATAACAATGAAGGCAAACGAACCAGTGCTTGTTCATTGTTTTCTTGTGGTCGTTGCGCAGGATGGCAACAAACCATTCTGTTTGAATGTCGCAAGCAATGCAATGAATGTATTGCCTACCTTTTTTTGACTTCGATGTCATATTCTAGGGCATCCAGCCAACACATCAGCATGAACCCTGACGGTATTCTTTTGTGGGTCTCCCATTTGTGGATGAGAGATGTTGTGCATCCCATTTTATGAGCGAGTGCTTCTTGGCTTAAACTCCGCTCTGATCGAGCGTCGATCAACTCTTTCACCAGCCTCTCGTAATCTTTGGGTATGCTCACGGGCCTGTTGTAATAGGTATAGTTCTTCAATGGCATGCACCACCTTTAAGGCTGTTTCATACCGTATCTCAGTCGCTCCGTTAATTGTTCTGTAATAGGTAGACGTAGGTATGTCTGCCTTCTTGAAAGCTGATAGCAAAGAAACATCATGTCTCTCTGCATTTAGCTTGAGTATTTGTAGATACGATTTCATGGCTGCGAATATGCAGCTAGAAATCTATCTCGTCAACCTCTGTTTCTCCAGAGCCATGACATGCCCAGCATGGTCTGGTATATTCTTCCATTGCAGGTGGGGTATCGCGTGATACCCAAGGCTCAGGTCGAGTGTAGTACATTACGCCATCGCCCAGGCATTCTGGACAGGCCACAGTTTCAGTATGGGATTTCATCATCAATAGCCTCTGGTAAATTGTTGCGTTCCCATGCTTTGATTGCTCGATCAACAAACTTGTCTCGATCAAAGCGTGGATTCATAGCTTGCAGTTCGTCAGCCATGCGTTCAATAACTATTGGTGATCCGACTAAAGGGGCGACTGAATCAGCCACCCACTCGAAATGTTTACGTGTCATCATTTGTCTTATCTCCTAAATATTGTTTTAATATTTCTTCAATCTCCCAACATACAGAAACACCGCTTCCGATTTCAGCACCAAACCAAGGGTCTTTGGCATATTCAGTTATTTTTTGAAGACGATTGATTAGTTCATCATGTGTCATGCGAAACTCCATTCTTTGCTGCGCATTGCTGATGCAATGGCTGATTCACGATTATATCTGGCGGTATGCGGTGTACGCAGGTCTTTGGTGTGTGTTGCCCAGTATGTGAGGCAGTTGTATAAAGCCCACTTGTTATGCCCTAGTGATGCGGCTTCGTTGCTCCAGATAGCAAGTAAGTTTTCAAGTTGTTTCTCATTTGTCTTGGTAACTTGCTGTTGGCGAGTGAATGACTTAGCAACAGTCCGTTTAAAGAATGTTTCAGCCATGTCATTAGTTACTCGCGTTGCCATCCAGTGTTGCCACTCATCTTTGCGAGACATAAAGTGATCGAGTCCATTAGCAATTTTAGCTGCGCTTCCTTCGACATTGATAGACGCAGTATGTTTGTACCTCGTCTTAGCAACTGCATCAGGTGTGGTGCAGCCATTCAAGCACCAAAGACGTAAGCCACTAGCAACTTGTGAGAATGACCAAGACGCATCGTAGCTATTGAAGAAGTCAACTTTGAACTTGGTGTAGTCACCAACAGCAGGTTCGATGGTCAAGTCATTGAATAAGATTTGACCTCTAAGTTTTCTGCCATCTTCAAGTACTTCAACATCAACAGTGTAATCACTTGAGAGATCAGCACTAGCAACACCGTCAAGGATAGAGTTGACAACATCATCATGGCTTACAGCTTTGTATCTACTGCCGTGTACGCCAAGAACTTGGTTGGTGTCAGTGCGCATTACACATTGACTGCCTTGTATTTCATTGCCGAATTGATCGAACACTGGTTGAGTTTCGATTGGGAATATCCATTCGTTTGTCATGTCAAGCATTGTGATAACTCCGTTGTGTTGTGAGTGGTTGAACAGCACGTTCATCTTGTTCAGTAAACAAACTGATTTCTATTTCATTGCCTCTCTCATCGACAACAATGATGTTGCGGCAAATAAACTTGAGATTGTTTGTGTAGTGCGTGATCTGCTCACGCACCTCCACTACATTATGCACGTTGATCTTCATGGTTAGCCCTCGATTGTTACAGTTACATTGTAATTGATGTACTCAGAGATCATTGTCTCGATGTCACCACGATAGTCTTCAATATCGAAGTGTTTCGCTTCAGTTATTTGATCGATTCGATTGCTGATCTCAGTGTGAATGATTGCGCGTAAGGCTCGCATCATTGCGTCTTCGTTACGATTATCCATGGGTGTTCTCCTTTGTTATGGTAATTTCCATTCATTTGATTTGATTCTTTTGGCAAACAAATTGATAGCTTTGCCACTTCGCCAAAGTTCAATAAGTTTTTCTCTGTGTTCGGTCGGGTAGTCGCCGATAGATGTCGAGTACCCTGTCGACGTTCTTGCTGGCGTGAACAGCCGCCAACCTCTGTCATCTCCCCAGCGTTCGAGGTTGCCGATGTAACCGACACTCCAACCTTCGGGTAGTTCCTTGCGTAGTTCGTAGAGCACATCGTCTCTCATCTGCTGTCTTAGTTCTTCGATGTCCATATCGGTTCTCCTTGATGCTAGTGGAGCAAAGTAAAGGGGGCCGAAGCCCCCAGATGTTAGCTTGCTAGAAGCTTGTCGATTGCAGCCACTTCACCAAGTCCATCTGACTTGTATGTGCGCTTGGGTTTAGGCGACCAGACCTCGCCTTGAGTAATCTCTGTGTAAACTTCCTTGTCTGCATCGTGGCGAAGCTGAAGTTCGATTAGCTCGTTTTCCATTTTGTTGTACAGCGACAGCTTGTTTGAAACCTGAACGCTGATGACCTCTGCGTCTGGGTTCTCGCGACGCCAGACTGCGACGTCATTCTTGATCTGTGACATCTGTTCTGACTTCCACTCGATTGAGTTGAAGGAGGTGTAGCAAGCATCGCGAGCAATACTTATGCGAAGATATTCATTTTCGTCACCCTTGTGGAAGTTTATAATAGCAACCTTGGCTTTAACTAGGTCGTCATTAGAAGTGATGTTGTGCTTTGTCATGTCTTAGTCTCCATTGTGATGTGCGAGGATAAGCCCTCGCAACACGGCCCAACACCCTCAGGGGAAAACGCGACTCAAAGAGTCGTGCTTGCAGTTTGACAAGTTGTTTCCCCACAAGGCGCGTCCAGATACATCTTGCTAGACAAGCCAAATGCACATCGCTCAGAGCTAAGAAAGGAAACTGCTTGCAAACTGTTTTGCCCTGAAGGGTTTGGATCAGGCGTGTGCGAGGGCTGCCGCAGCCTCATCACTGGAGACGTAAGTCATGTCAAACACAGCAGCGCTTCGCGAGGACGGCCTAGTTAAAGCCGAGGTTGCGCCTTTTAGTATGCTTACACTTTTAGAAGGGTGACGTGAATGAATACGCATAAGTATGGCGAGCATGGTTGCTGCGCCTGCTTCGGCTCTAGCGTGTGGTAGTCAGATTCACAGTCAAGAGACGTTGCAGCTGGCGTTGTGAGGTTCTTGACGTAGAGGTGGGAAGCCTCATGTTTCAACTGTCGGTGTGCAACTGGAAAACGTGCCGAACTTCTGGTGAGCTACGATCAGACTGGAAGCTTTACCAGATTCTCATGGCGATCTGGGCAACTAAAGCCAACGTACATACTGTCTGATGACTGTGACTGGCTGCTCGACACTTCTGGTAAAGCTTACGTCTGGGGCTTTGGTTCCCTTTCCTTGGCGTAACGTGTCAACCCCTCTCTCCCCTGTTACGCAATGTAATTTACAAAGTGACGTAACGTCATCTATTGACAAGGTATTGACAAAACGTGCTAGTGTGGGGGGAGAGAGGGAGAGGGGGGCTACAGTAAGGAAACACAGTAGCAAACGTTCCTAAACAATCTTCTTAGAAAAAGTGACTAACATTCTGCAATATGTCAGTCGACATAAACAAGTGATCTACGTTCTAGTCGACATAAACATAGAAGATTGTTAGTAATAACCTAGTAGCAAACAGTTAGCAAAACGCACCAGACCTTCGGTCAGGTGGTTATTAGGAGGTAGCAATGAGTGTTCCTGCAAATCGTAAACCAACTCCAAAACAGCAAGCATTGGTCGATACACTCGTGACAGAAGGATGCAGCATTCAGGAAGCCGCTGAAAAAGCTGGGTATTCAAAGGGTGAGTCAGCTAGAACATCTGGACACAGAGCATTGGCATTACCACATGTGCAACAATACATGCAGTCTAAGATGACTGAGACATTTGGGATTAGCGCTACGGGAGCTTTAGCAACGGTGGCTAGGCTTTCTAGGAATGCTAAATCCGAGTATGTTCAGCTAGAGGCTAGTAAGGATTTGCTGGATCGCGCTGGGTATAAACCTATTGATCGTTCTCAAGTGCAAGTAGCAGGAGATATTAAAGTAAGCATTGACCTAGGATAGGGGGGTAGGGGGAAAACTTGCGTACTGTCATGTCACTGTAGTCCCTCACTCTCATTTTTTTCCTCTAAGGTTTGTGTGTTCCCGAAAAATATTTTTCTTGGTAAAGGTTTTACTATGTCTAGATTTGGAAGTGATAAACCAGAGAAGCAGCCGCCTCGCAGTGATATGTCGAAGGCGAAGGGTGCTTTGAAGAGTGGTGGATATGGTAGCTAAGAAGTATCAGAATCCTGAAGGTGGATTGAACCCAGAGGGTCGCTCTTATTT